GAAAAGTATTCGGGGAGCGGAGTTCCGTCCTTGATGTAGAACTCAGCCGCTTCGTGAAACCGGGTGCCATAAGTCATGGCTTCAGTCTCAGACTCCGCATAATCTTTCGCTACCCGTAGGTGGTAATACTTACGGGGGCATTGCTCAAACAGCTTGAGGCTACTGTACGACCAGCGGGTGTTCACCTAGACGGTTCCTTCTCTTGCATATGCTTGAGGCTGTTCAGAAGAATCTTAGATTCAGCCAGCAACTCAATAGTTACTGTTTGCGCCGACTTCAAATCACCTTCCAAACACAGATGGTGAATATGTTTAGCCATGCGCTCGATGTTCATAAGCGGCATTGCGTAGTCAATAACAACTTCGGTCTTCATTAACACTCTCCGTAGCGTTTACCCACGCCGCTCTCACAGTTAAGCGGCAACCCTTCGGCCCACTTCGGAGCCGTCCTCATGCACTGTTCCACGTATGCCTGACCTTCGGCAACTTGGTCATCGGGGACGATACAGGCAACAGCGTCATGCACGGTCAGCACGACCTTGTACCGCTTGGCAATGTAAAGCATCTGCTCCCCGATGATACACCGAGCAAGAGCTTGGCACACGTTCTCAATGACTTTCCCGCCATAGATGCGGGTGCGCCCCTTGCGCGTCGCGTAGCTGAACTCGACGCCCTTCTCACCTTCGGTTGGCTTGAGATCATCGTACCGCATCTTTAATCCGCTGGGTAACACAATCGCGGACTCGCTGGGGATGATAGACAACACACCCTCGCGCCCGAGCGGTGCGCTCTCGCCACGTGACATCGCCACCAGAACATTCTGGGCTTGTTTCCACAGCGCCGTGATCGCCGGGTTTGTCTTACGGTAAATATCTACGATGCGACGCGCTTCGTCCATCGTCACCGTGGCACCCATTGATTGAAGCTGGGTCTGGAACTTGACCGCTCCCATGCCGTACCCGGCACCGAGGATTGTGGTCTTACCCACGAACCGCTCGGACTTTGTTATATCAGCTTCTTTCTTGCCGTAGATGGCCGACGCCATCTTCTTGTAAACGTCTTCTTTATTAGCGAACGCTTGAACAAGATCACCCTGCCCTGCAAGCCAAGCAAGCACCCGCGCCTCGATCTGGGCTGAGTCCGCGTCAATGATGCTGTACCCCTCGGGCGCACAGATAGACAGCTTGAGCTTGTTAGCGTTAGCCCCCCGGCTCGGCAGGTTCTGTAGGTTGATTTTGTCGTCCCCACCGAACCGCCCGGTGTGTGCGGCGTAATACTTTATGGGCACGGGCAGCGCACCGCGCTCGGCTATCTCGATAAATCGCTGAGTGCGTGTCTCCTCCAGCGTGGACTTGACACCCAGCCGTCCAGCAACAAGAGCTTGCACCCGGAAATCTTCGTGTGCCGCCAGCGCGGTGAACTCCTCGTCGTTCTTAGCCAGCGCCAGCGTCGGCTTACCCGTGGTAAGGCTCGTCTTCATGGGCGGCTCGATACCAAGGTTGCGCAGAGCTTCCGCGAACTTCTGATTGCTCATAAGTTCTTCCACGGTAACCCCACTATCGAGTAGCGCCTTCTCCTTCTTCTCTTTGATGTCGGTCAGGTGCCCTTGCAGCAACTCCTTGTCTAGCGTCAACACCGGCTCCGTAAACATACGCAGCGTAGCGTCAACGAGCTTCAGTTCCTTTTTCGGGAACCGAGGCAGCATCTTGTAGAACAGCCGGTGCGTCAGCGCAACATCGTTGATGCAATAGTCACCGTACCTAGCCAGCCGCTCTTCGGTGAAATCGGCGCGGTGCATACCTATCGCATTGATGACCTCATCGCCCTTCTCCCCGACACCCTCCCGCTTGGCAAGCGCGGCCAACGAACCGCTCACCTCCACACCGTGGATAGCCCGCCCCATACATAAAGTGTCAACCAGCAACGCTGGGCGAATGTCAAAGTGCCAATTGAGGATGGCTCCGTCAAACATTGCATTGTGTGCAAGCACCGCACACTCGCCCAGCTTAAACTGCTCCAGCCATGTTTTAAGTTGTTTATGCGTACCGCTGGCCCACTCGATCCCCCCGTCGTTAACTTTTACGGCAACGCCGATGACTTCAAACTCCGGGCTACGAATGTACTCTTCGGTGGTCAGCTTCGTCAGGCTGAACTCTTTGCTATAAAAAGTTTCAAAATCAAGCGTTACCAAGTCCATTACCAGCCCCGCACTTCCGTGAGTTTTTGCAGGTAGTGACGAGCTTTGTCAGCGTCGTCGTTTGCGCCGGACTTCTTACCCGCCCTGAGACTGTATTTGATGGCGTTGCCTTTGAGAAAGCCGACAAACTCGTCATGAGTAAGCACAGCTTCCATCAGCGTCCACGGTTGAATTGGCATCTCCTTGTAGTGAGAGCCGCCCACTTGCAGATCGTCTGCACTTGTGCCGTTGACTTTCTCGTCCATCATCCGTTGTCCCGGTTGAAGTTAGCGTTAAGCCACTCGATGATGGCTTTCTTGCCCGAGGGGAACTCGATGGCTTGAACCAGCGGATCGCCGTCCTTCTTCTTGGCAAACTGCTTGGCCTTGGTTTCAGCAGAGAACCAATAAACGCAATGCCCTTCGTCCGGTTCAGACACCGTAACCTTGTACATCTTCATTTGGATTTCCTTTCATGTTTTCGAGCTTATCCCTAAGCTCGTCGCGTTGTGCCTTAATACAGGCGGGGTTTATGCAGTAGTAGCTGCATGAGTGGATTTCATCTTGATTTGTTTCTGCCAGCGCGGCCTTGAGGTCTTGAGCTACTGGATCGCTCTCCTCTACCCAGCCGTGTTTCAACTGTTCCATGACCGCTTCTGCTGCTCCACGAAGTTTCATTTCTCCTCCTTCTTGTGAATCTGCAACAGCGCCTCATGCACCTTCGTGGCAATCTCTTGCCACAGTTCCGGCGTGACGACGGTATTGATTTTTACTTTTGAACAGAACTCGTCGAAACATTTGACTCGGAAAAGTACTTCGCCTACCTCATCCAAACCCTCAAACTCGGTTGGGCACATATTGATCATTTCTCCCCCTTCCTGATTGCTTGGGCACACCAATGTCCGTCCGACATGAAGTGATCCTCACACACCTGAGCGCAGCGTTCGCGCTCATGCGCGGAGACAAGGGCGGCGAACTCATGCAGCCGTTCAGATTGCGAGTCGTAGCCGGTATATCCAGCCGCCAGCGCCATGTGAATGATTTCTTCCCTATTCATTGTTTCGCTCCTTCAGCGCCGGCTCTACCCTGCCCAGACTTGTCAACACTACCGCAGCCGCAGGGACAGGGGGTGAGGTGCGTTCAAACACAGAAGGATGCGCGTCGATAGTCACCAGCCCTTTCAAGATCAGGTCGTTGATTGTGCGGCTCATACCGCTGGCAACAACTTGACTCTCTAAAAGCATTCCATCTTGACTGCGACGTAACCATTCAAGCAGCTTTTGTTCTTTCGCATTCATGGCTTCCCCTCCACCAGCCCGCGCCACGGCAGGACGTTTTGGAACATGCTGATCCTGTGCTTGTAGTAATCAGCCATCTTGGGCGTTTCAGCAAGTCTGCCCCAGTACTTTCCGTCCCAGTACGAGTAAAACGTCTTGTCTACGACATTGTGTTTCCGCTGGTACACACCTTCACGCACAGGTTTTGCAGTCCACGGAAACCAAGGAGTGGTTTTGGATTTCAGGCTCATCCCTTCCTCCCTTTTTTCGCAGCTTCCTGCGCGTCCTTCACATTGCTAAAGAACGCTTGCTTCTTGTGCATGGCCTTCGCGTTCTCTTTGATCTGCGCTTCACGCACAAGCGATATCCACGCAGTCGGTATGTATCCACCGGGTTGACCGGGCCAGATGGCTTTCATACAAGCTCCTTCAACACCACTGCACCCATATCAACGCGCCCAACCAGCGGACGCTCTCGCATCGCAGACTTGTTGTAGCTCGCGGTAGATACAGGCTCACCATCGGAGTTGAACCCGAGACAGTGCGCCCCGTGCGTGGAGCATGACACCACAAGCCAGAAGTCAGTGCCGGGAGAACGGCGACCCCCCTTCGCAGGGTAGATGTTTCCGGGAACAACGTCGCTGCTGGCGATGACATTTCTCAGTAGCTCCTTATCGATTTTCATTCGTTCCTCCGATTCCCAAGGCTTGGTCTATCAAGCGCAGGGCGTTGTCGATCATCTCGTCATACACACCGGGGTCTGCTGCCTTGATGGTTTCCAGAACGATCTGCGCCTCACCCATAGCTTTCACATCCGCAGACTCTTTCTCGTCGCTCCACGGCTCGATGCCGTTCTTATTCATAAGTGCAGTCATGGTATCCAGCACCACACCATAAACGCCATCACGCAGTCGGCTGTCCGTGATCTTGATATTGCCGTCAATGATCTCGTCCATCTCTTTGAGGTCTAACGCTACGAAACTCATGGCACCAACCCCACGCAGATCAGCAGGAACAAAACGATGGCAGTCAAGCCAACGGCGATGAAGACATCGTCAATCCACCACAGAGCATCGCGCTCGTAGCTGTCTTCTTCGCTAGCCGCGTGAGCGGCCTCGGGGTAGCGGCCCTGTTGATCACATCCCGCAGGGATGCGGGGTATGCGGTTCTGTCTCATCCTACACCTCCACAACCAAATCAATGCAGTCAATACGCACGGCACGGGGGCGCTTGCGCTTGAATACGTCCCTCACCAACTGAAATGCCTCCTCTTCGTTTGAGGCTTGAACGTCCACTAGGAACGTGTTGCAGTTCGTTTGTGTACGGTAGTACACGGTTGCAAGAAACTTCATAGCAACGCTTCTCCTAAGTCTTTGACCGGCTCTTTCTTTCGAGCCGGGTTTTGGTTGATGACGATACCTCGTCCGAGTACAGAGTATCGGAAGGGCCAAGGAGTCTCTCTTCTGTGCGAAACCTGTGTAAGTTCGCGCACTCCCGAGTCCTGAACACGCCCTTCCTCGTTTCCTTGACTACTGTCCAAGAGCCGCACTCTGGACACTTCACCGCGCCACCGCAAAGAGCCAGACGATGAGAACCGCCGACGCCACCCAACAGAGAATCTCCACCGCTGCTTGCGCTCGGTCTTGTCGAGATTTAATCAGTGATTCCTGCAAGCGATACTCAAAGTCGCTCATGGCGTATTGGGGCTTGGGCTGATACATACAGCCGATCTTGACCTTGCCGGTGTCATAGGGAATTGTCTTCTGCATGGCGCTCTCCTTGTATTAGTTGAATAGTGCCTTGACCCGCTCCCACAGGGTGGGGGGCCGACCGAACACGGGCAGCGGCTTCTGCGGCTGCGGCAGCAGCACATCCACGTAGTGAACCTGCGCT